TAACAGAATTGTAGCAGAATATTCAGGTAGACCTGAGACAGCAAATGACTTTTATGAACAATGTAGACGACTATTATTATACTATAATGCAATGGCTTTGTATGAGAATGAAAAGAAAGGTGTATTCACTTATTTTGAATCTTGTGGAGCGTTGTATTTACTTGCTAAGCAGCCTAAATTAATTAAAGATGTAGTAGCAGGTAGTACTGTAGATAGAGGCTATGGAATACACATGTCTACTGAAATTAAAAGATATGGAGAAGGTTTAATTAATTCATGGCTTAGAAAGTCTTATGAAGGTGATGTTAAAGTTTGTCATAAAATTAGATGCCAACCTTTATTAAAAGAATTAATTTTGTATAATGCTGATGGTAACTTTGACCGTGTAATGGCTTTAATGGTAGCTTTGTATCAGAAAGAAGAGATGCGTAAGTATGAAGTTAAAGTAGAAGAACAAGCTAAGTCTTTCTTAGACCAAGAGTTCTTTCAAACAGGGTTTCAGAAGAAATCAGAATATGCTATAGGTAGAACAGGATTTTATTTATAATCTATTGTTTAATAAAAATCATAAAAATAAATTTGTAGTTTAGGCTAATTAGATTCAAATGGAAGTAGTATATCAAGATAGGGTCATATTACCAAGGCAAAAAGTGCTTCGTTCAGTCAAGGAAACTCTTGAGTGGAAGCACAAATGCGTTGATGCAATTATTGCATCTACTAAAGGTAAAGATTCCCAAAGAAGACGTTCTGTAACAGAGCGTAAAAGAAATTATGACTTATTGAATAATAAGATAGATATTACTCATTTTGAGCATATAACTAACCCTTTTAACTTAGGTAAAAATCAACCTAACAAGTTTCAGTTACCTGCTACTTTACAACCTTATGATATTCTATTTCCTATATTTAATGTATTGTTTGGAGAAGAACATAAAAGGTTCTTTAATCCTATTGTAAGAGTAGTTAATGATACTGCAGTTACAGATAAAGAAGATAAAATAAAACAAGCTATAGTTCAAGGATTATATCAGTATTTAACTCAAGATGCTCAAGCTGCTGCAAAAGAAGCTGAAGCTAGAGGTGAGCAACCTGAAGAAATTCCTACTCCTGAAGATGTAATTAAAGCTTCACAAATGTCTGCTAAAGATATGCGTGAAATTACAGCTGAAAAGTTTTTAACTTATTATAAAAAACATGAAAGACTTAAAGATAGGTTTGCCATGGGTTGGAAAGATTGGTTAATTGCAGGAGAAGAGTTTTATAGAGTAGAATCAGTAGCTGGAGAAGCTAAAGTAATTCGTGTTAATCCTTTACAAGTATTTTTTAAGATTGGTGAGAATAATGATTCTATTGAGGAATGTGACCAAATCTTAGAAGAAAATTATCAGACAGTTAATCAAATCATTGATGAGTTTTATGAAGTTCTTACTCCTGAACAAATTGATGAGCTTGAAAACTATTACCCTAGTGGTATTCCTGGAAACCAGGTAATCAATCCTCTTACTATTAAAGAGGTAGAAACAATTTACCACTTTCAAAACCAAGAAAGTTTTATTGATAGGATTCCTGTATATAGAGTAAGATGGAAATCTTTTAGAAAAGTAGGTACATTTTATTATATTGACCCACAAACTGGAGAAGAACAAAGTTTTACTGTAGATGAGTCTTTTAAATGGGATAAGAAAGATCCTATGCAAAGAGTAGAATGGTATTGGGTATCTGAGTATTGGGAAGGTGTGCGTATTGGTATGGATATGTATATTGAACCAATGATACGTCGTAGACCACAACAGTTTAGGTCTATGGATAATTTATCTAGATGTAAATCTGGATACTTTGGTAGAATGTGTTCTGCTACTAATACACAAAGTACAAGTCTTATGGACCGTTTAGTTCCATGGGTTTATTTATACTTTATTATATGGTATGATACAGAATTAGCACTTGCTACTAACATTGGTAAAATTGCTTTATTAGATGTATCTATGATACCTGATGGTTGGGAAATAGATAAATGGATGTATTATGCTCGTGCAATGCGTGTAGGCTTTGTTAACTCTATGAATGAGGGTAACAAACGTATGGGTATTAATCAAAACATGTCTACTCAGAATAAGGAGTTAAATCTTGAGATGGGTAGTTATATTCAATTTAATATTACTCTTCTTCAAGAAATTGAACGTAAGATTCAAAATACTGCTGGAGTTCCTCCACAAAGATTAGGTGCTATTTCTAATCAAGAGTTAGTAGGTAATGTTGAAAGAAGTATTACTCAATCTTCTTTAGTTACTGAAGATTTATTTAGAATGCATAATTTAACTAAATTAGATGTATGTGAAGCTTTACTTGAAGTAGCTAAAGATGTATATAAAGATGGTAGTAAAACATTACAGTATGTAACAGATGATTTACAAACTGTATTGTTTCAAGTAGATGGAGAAGAATTTAATAATGCAGATTATGGAGTGTTTGTAACTGATGATAATAAGGACATGGAAGTGTTCCAAGCTATGAAAGAACATATGAAGTTTGCTCTTCAAAATGATCAAATGGCATTTCATCAAATTGCAGATATTTATAGTACTGAGTCTGTATCTGAAATTCGTGCTACTCTTAAGACTTACTATGATGAAAAATCTCAGCAAGCTCAGCAGGCTCAACAAGCACAGCAACAACAAGCTCAACAAGAAGTTGCAGCTAAACAACAAATGCATCAAGAAGATATGCAATTACAGCAGTATATTGCAGATTCAAATAACCAAACTAGAATTCAAGTTGCAGAAATAGGAGTATATTCACGTCAACAAGAATTAGATTTAAATATGAATTCTATTCCTGACCCTATGGAAATAGCTGACCATGCTCTTAAGCAACAATCTGAAGCTTCTAAATCTTTTATGGAAAAGATGAAGTTAGAAACTGAAAGAATGAAAGTAGCTAAAGAACAATCTATAGCTAAAGAAGAGTTAGGTATGAAACAAAAAGAACTTCAATCTAAAGAAAAGATTGAAAAGATGAAGGCTGATACAGCTTTAAAAATTGCTAAAACAAATAAAAATAAATACGATAAGAAATGAGTTTATCTACCACCAAAACACGTGACTATCCTAAAGTAGATAGAATGCGTGGAGTAAATTACTTAAAATTTATAGATACTGATACTTACACACTTGCTAATGAAGATAAAGGAAAAGTTCTTTTACTTACAGCTGGTTTAGGTACTACTATTACAGTACCTGCATTAAGTATACCTGTAGGCTCTCAAATAGATTTTATTGCTATGACTTCAAATACAGGTTCTTTAACACCTGATACAGGAGTTACATTAAATAGCAAAGGAGGTTTAACATATTTAGCTGCTCAATTTTCAGGAGCTACTCTTATTATGACTGCTCCTGGTGAATGGACATTAATTGGTGATATAGCATAATATGTTTAAAATAGGTTTTTTTCCACATGGAGCAGGTACTCCTCCTACAATACCAATAAGCCCAAACGCAGGAATTGGATTAAATACACTTCGTATTAGTGGTGGTCTAGCATATATTTATAGTGGATTTACTGTAAAAGTAACAGGAGCTAGTCTTACAAGTATTGTTTTAGAATGGTCTTTAATAAGTGGTATAAATACGCCTTATATTTATTTTTATGTAAATTATCCTGGTATAACTAATACTGGGCTTACATCAATACCTGCGTTACCTCCTATAACTACTAATACTCCTACAAATGTAGGGTTTACTCAATTTAGACCAGGAATTAGTAGTCCAATAAGTGTAGCGTTAGATGATTATATTACATTTGTTACATTTCCTTCAGCTGCTTACACTTTTGGAGATGCAAATATTGCAACTGGTGCTATTCTTGATAATCCAGGAGGCACTATATTAGCTACAATCGATATGATAAAAACAGTAGATAATTAATGAATTCTACTCTATCAAATATTCATGCTAATAAATTAGCAAAGTATAACTACAAGTATATTGATAGTAATGGAGATGTATATATAGGTACTAAAGATGGTAGATTAACTAAAATTATTAACCCTGTTGTAAATACAACAATAATTAATACAGGATTAACTAGCGCAGAATCAACTAATACAAATACAAACCAAGAAACAAATCTTTCACCTTTCTTATTAATGGGAGGATAATATGGCAATAACTTATAAAGTATTGGGGCAGTCTGCTCCATTAGCAACTACTGAAACAGATTTATATACTGTACCTATTACTGCATCAGCAGTAGCTAGTTCTATTATTGTATGTAACAGAGGTGCAACTCAAGCTACATTCAGAGTTAGTATTGCTGTAGGTGGAGGAGTAACAAGTAATAAAAATTATATTTATTATGATTTATTAATTGCAGGTAATGATACATTTATTGCAACAATAGGTGTAACTTTAGCAGCAGCTGATAAGGTAAAAATATATGCTTCATCAGCTAATTTTTCATTCTCACTTTATGGATCGGAGGTAGTATAATGTCACAAGGATTTGCAGGATATAACATAATGGATAGTGAGATTTCATTTAAGAACTCTCCTAACTTAGATGCATTTGGCAGGCTTAGGGTTAGCAATCCATTTACTTTATTTGATTCAAGCCATAGGTATGCTGATAATGGATTATGGTCTACATCTACTGCAACAGGAGGGACTACTACATTTAATGCAAATCAAGGTTTAGTAGATTTAGCTGTTACAGCAGCTTCAGGTTCTGAAGTTATAAGAGAAACTATTAAAGTATTTGCATATCAACCTGGTAAAAGTTTGCTTGTGTTAAGCACTTTTGTAATGAGTCCTGCTAAAACAAATCTTAGACAAAGAGTTGGATATTATGGTGCAAATAATGGATACTATTTAGAACTTAATAATACTACAGTAAGTTTTGTTGAAAGAAGCTCTGTTTCAGGAGCAGTAGTAAACACACTTGTTAATCAATCAAGTTGGAATGTAGATAAGTTAGATGGTACAGGAGAAAGTGGGATAACACTTGATTTAACAAAGGCTCAAATCTTATTTATGGATTTAGAATGGCTTGGTGTTGGAACAGTTAGAATGGGGTTTGTTATAGATGGTAATTTTTATGTTTGTCATAAGTTTCACCATGCTAACTTAATAACTTCTACTTATATTACTACAGCTTCATTACCTCTTAGATATGAAATAACAAATACAGGTGCTACAAGTGGAGTTAGTACATTAAAACAAATCTGCTCTAGTGTGTTATCCGAAGGAGGTTATGAACTTCGTGGTTTACAACAAGCTGTAGGTACACCAATTACTACGCCTAAAACTTTGACTACGGCAGGTACATTTTATCCTGTTGTTTCTATAAAACTTAAATCAACAAGGTTAGATGCTATAGCTGTAGCAACTGCTCTTTCTGCAATAGGTAATACCGCAGCTAACTTTAATTGGCAAGTTGTATCAGGAGGTACTACTACAGGGGGTAGTTGGGTAAGTGCAGGAGCAAACTCTAGTGTAGAGTATAATATAACAGGAACTTCTTTTGCAGGAGGTAGAGTTATTGCATCAGGATATTTTACAGCTACAGCAAGTACAAGTGTTTCTGTAGATATATTAAGGGCAGCTTTATTATCTACTCAATTAGAAAGAAATGGATTAACAAACACACCCTCTGAATTTACATTAATTTTAGCAGCAGGTACAAATAATGAAACTGTATTTGGTTCAATGGATTGGGAAGAAATAAGCAGATAAAAATATGAGCCAAGGATTTACTAAAGGAGTTCCTATTGATACAGATGGTACATTAAGTGCTAACAGCAATCTTCTTGTGCCTTCTCAACTTGCAGTAAGAACTTATGTAACAAACCAGTTAGCTCTTAATGGAGGTGTCCCTACTACAAGAATTATTGCTACTACTTCTCCATTAACAGGTGGAGGAGATTTAAGTGCTAATAGAACATTAGCTATTAATCAAGCTACTACATCTACAGATGGTTATTTATCTTCAACTAATTGGAATACATTCAATGGAAAACAAGATGCATTAGTTAGTGGTACTACTATAAAGACTGTTAACTCTACTACTTTATTAGGTAGTGGTAACATAGCAGTTGAGCCTGTAATAACAGCAGGTACTACATCTCAATATTATCGTGGTGATAAAACTTTTCAAACATTAGATAAAACTGCTGTAGGATTAGCTAATGTTGATAATACAAGTGATGCTAATAAACCTGTAAGCACAGCTACACAAACAGCATTAAATGCTAAACAAGATACTCTTGTTAGTAGTACTAATATAAAGACAGTTAATAGTAATTCATTGCTTGGTAGTGGAAATATATCAGTAGGTACAGTAACAGGAGTTACAGGTACTGCTCCTGTGGTATCATCAGGTGGAACAGCTCCTGCTATAAGTATGGCTGCTGCTACTACTAGTGTTGATGGATATTTAACATCTACTAACTTCAATACATTTAATAATAAAATTGGAGGCTCAGGTACTACAAGTTATGTACCTCGTTTTTCTGCATCAGGTACAATAGGTAATGGTATTATCCAAGATAATGCTACAAATGTAGGAGTGAATGTTGCACCAAGTACAACTTATAAATTTCAAGTATCTTCACCAGGTACAGCAACACCACAAACTGCTATTCGTGGTACATCAGCAAAAATAGGAGTTGATGGCTATGGAAGTATTGATGATGGAACTGTAATAGGAGTGCAAGGTACAAGTACAGATAACGGTAATCCATTTGCTTCTTTAATATGTATTGGTGGAAAATTCTCAGGATTTGGAGGAGGTAACTTTAATTATTCAGTTCAATTACAAGATGGAACTGAAGGTGTAAATAAAGTTTTATTATCAACAGATGCTAATGGTAAGGCTAATTGGAGTGAACTAAAAACAGTTAATAGTAATTCACTAATAGGCTCAGGTAATGTATTAGTAGGTACTGCTATTTCTCCATGGGATTATAGAAAAGCAGGAAGATGGTATACTCCATCTAATAATGCTTTATCAATTGGCTCATTAACTAATGCTGCTAATAGTATTAAATATCAAGCAGTAATTATAGATAAAGATATTACTATAACACAGTTAGGAATTGCAGTAGTTACTATTGGAGTAGTAGGTAATACTTGTAGAATAGGAATTTATTCTAATGATGCAGCTAATACAAAACCACTAACAAGGTTAGTAGATAGTGGTACATTAGCATTAGATTCAACAGGCACTAAATCAGTAACAGGTTTATCAGTTGTATTAACTAAAGGATTATATTGGTTTGCTTATGTAAGTGATGCATCTACAGGAACTATTGCTGCAGTTGCCAACTTAAATATGCCTGATGTAATAGGTTGCACTACATCATTACAACTTGGTGTAGTAACAGGTTATTCTCAAACTTATACTTATGCTGCATTACCTGCATCTGCAGGAACACTAACAAATATACTTTCAGCAGCTAATTCATATTGCACTTATTATTATTACTAATATGGGACAAGAAATAGTTTATCAATGGATTGAAGATGGAGTGAATGAGGTATTATCTGTTACTCCTGTAGCTGATATTAATTATGAAACATCAGGTTATGCTGATTTAGTTGGTGGTAAAGCAATTATCAATAATTTTAATGCAGGTAAATCAGTTATCTTAACAAGAAATCAAGACAATACTACCTTAATAGGTAACATATATGTATATTCTCCTAACACAATTCTTAACGTAAGCTTTGAAATACGTAGTACTAATATTAATGACAATGGTACAGTATTTTGGCAAATAGTAGATTAATTATGGCAAAAAAAACTACAAGTACAAATACATCTTCTTATAAAAGAAAAGGTAAAAAAAGAAGACCAGGGGTTCACAGTAAAAAGAATTCTAGTAGTATAAAAGCTTCTAAGAATTATAAAAAATCTTATAAAGGTCAAGGTAAATAAAAACTTAATTATATGCTTAAACATTTTAACATGCCTAATGGAGGCAAAATTTATGTAGAGGATACATCTCATACAGCTGTAGCTGTTATAGATATGTCTCCTGAATTTTATGCTACATTGGTAGAAATACCTTATCCTAGTGATACTTCTAATTATGAAGAACTAGAATTAGATGTATTTGCAAGAGTACCATTACAGAATTTAGTAGATACTTCTAAGTCTTCATTAGAGGTATTAGCAGCTAAATATTTATTATCTCAAATACCATTATTATAAAATGCTATAGAAGCATACAAAAATGTTATACTAACTATTGTTTAAAGATATAAAGTAAAATTATTTTTGTAAGTCTTCATAGGTGAAGTTGTAAGTTGTAAAGAAAAATAATATGAATCAAGAGACTAAATTAGATTTGTCTGTACTAGACAAGATTACAATTCCTGAAGTAGAGAGTATACAAAGCTTTGAGGAAAAGGTAGAAAAAGAAAATAAGGAAGAGCTTGAAGAAGCAGCCTTAGAAGAGGTTGAAGGTATTGATACTTTTGACCCAGATGAAGAAGTAGAAATGGAGGAAACTCCAAGCTCTGGAAGTGCTGAAAATAATGGAGAACCTGCTGATGGGGACTCATTGCGAGAAATTGCTAAATGGGCCCATGAATTAGGAATCTTTGATTATGATGAAAAAGACTTTCAATCCTCAGAGGATTACTTTAGAGATAAGTTCTTTGAAAAAGTAAAAGCTGAAGCATTTAATGCTTTGCCTGATGAGATTAAGTATTTAGCAGATGGATACATGAAAGGTGTTCCATTGAATGATTTACTTAACTCAAAATCACGTCAAGAGTCTTTTGCATCTATCAATGATGAGGCGCTAAAAGATGATGAAAAGCTCCAAGAAAGTCTTGTTGAACAATGGCTTGCATTGCAAGACCATGATGCAGATGAGATTAAAGATAAAGTAGAGTCTTATAAGGACGGATTATTGTTAGAGAAAGAAGCTAAAGTAGCTCTTAAGAAACTTAAGAAATATGAATCTTCTTATCAACAACAATTAGGTTATGAAGCAGAGCAAAGACAATTAGCTGCTCAGCAACAATATAATAATCAGATTAATACTCTTAAAAAGCAAATTGAAACATCAGAAAGTTTTATTCCTGGTGTTCCTCTTCAGAAGCAAGATAAAGAAA